CTGAGATCACAAGCCAAGACTTTGCTGCTGTAAAGGCATTAGTCCAGGGTGAGATCAATACTTTCATGGGCTTCAACATTTTGACAATGGGTGATCGTGATGAGGGTGGCATTCCTAAGCCTTCTACTCGCACCTGTTTTGCTTGGCACAAAGATTCAATGGGCTACGCTGAGTCAATGGCGCAAAAAACTGAGGTAAACTATGTCCCTGAAAAGACATCGTTCTTGGTTAGCTCCATGTTCTCTGCCGGTTCCGTTTCAATCGACGGTGAAGGCATTGTCAAAATTTCTTGTACTGAAGCGTAAGGAGAATAGACAATGGCATTCGCACAAGCAAACTGGTCAACTGTTGCCGCTTCTAAAAGCGGTGTTTCCCCAGCAATGTATAGCTATTCTTCTTCTGTTGATAACCAAGCCGCAATCGCTGGTTCCGGTTACTTCGACACAGTGGAAGCGCTTATCACTACTGGTGATATGATCTACACATATGGAAGCGATGGCGGTCAGATCCTCATCGCCACCAATACTGCTGGCGTTATTACAACGGCAGTTCTCGTATAAGGTTGGGGGGCTTCGGCCCCCCTTCCCCACTAACAGGAGGGCAATATGGCCGCTGGTGATACTTCACTCTCAATCTGCTCAGATGCTCTAATCCTGTTGGGTGCAGCGCCGATCTCTTCTTTCACGGAAGGATCTGATGCAGCCCAGGCTTGCGACAGGCTTTACCCAGATGTTCGCGATACACTTCTATCTAACTATCTATGGAGCTGGAGCGTTCAGAAGCAACAGCTCGGTCGGCTTTCTACTGTTCCGGTTGATGAATGGAAGTATGCTTACCAGCTTCCAGGAGATATGCTCTCAGGCGTCATTGCGCTATTCCAAACCGCTGGCTTAAACCAGCAGCCAGTTCGTTATGGCTGGGAGATCTACGGGGATCAGGTCTTTACTAACTTTGAAAAAGTATTTGTCGATTATCAAGCTACAGTAGCAGAAAGCAAGATGCCTCCGTATTTTGTTCGTCTGCTCAGAACAGCCCTCGCTGCGGAGCTTGCCTTTGTAATTACCGATCAAATATCAAAAGCCCAAGACTTCCGCCTTCAGGCTTTCGGCACACCGTCAGATTCCGGTCGCGGTGGTTTGATGCGTGAGGCGATGAACGTGGACAGCCGTGGCAAGCCGCCACAAATCATTGAGGATTACTCCCTTATTGATGTGAGATACTAAAATGCGGATCATACAGTTCCAGACTAATTTCTCGGTTGGTGAGCTTGATCCGCTTTTGCGCGCTCGTACCGATCTTCAGCAGTATCAAAATGCTCTTGAGGAAGCTACGAATATAATCATTCAGCCACAGGGCGGATTTAAGCGCCGTGACGGGCTTCAGTTCATACATGACTTTGGGTCTACGTTTACAGACTTTAAGGTCATTCCTTTTGAATACAGCGTTACTGACAGCTATTTGCTGGTCTTGGTCAATCAGCGTATTTATATCTTTAAGGCGGGTGTCCTTCAGACAAATATCAATGGTTCTGGCAATGACTATTTAGCAGCAACGGCAATCACAACTGCTATGCTCGATGAGATCAACTATACTCAGGCTGTTGATACGCTCATTCTCTGCCATGAGGATCTGCAAACGAAACGATTGGTAAGAAACAGCGATACATCTTGGACGCTGGAAAACCTGCCGCTCAAGAATATTCCTCAATATCCATATGCGTTTGATACGCACCAACCAGACTTTACAATTACGCCCAGCGCAACGACAGGTAACATTACCATCACGGCGTCAGGGGCGACAACGGACAATGGAACGGCGCAAGCCGGTTCTGCCGATACTATAACCTTGAAGGCAGCAACAAGTTATACCAGTGACGATCAGCCCAATGGAATGTTTATTAAGATTACATCCGGTACTGGCGCGGGTCAAACTCGCCATGTTGAGGATTATGTTGCGTCAACAAAGGTTCTTACAGTTTATCCTGCATGGGATACTGCGCCAGATGCAACGTCAAACTATACAGTAAATCCATTTGAGGAAACTGCTGTTGGTGAATATGCCCAGGTTCTCAGCACATTTGGTCGTGCTCGTTATGTAGAATATGTTTCCAACACTGAAATGAAAGCTGTTGTTGAGGTCAACTTCTTTGATACCAGTGGCATTACTGCTGGAAACTGGGAAAGCGAACATGGGTATGAAGATACTTGGTCTACCACTCGCGGATGGCCCAGATCTGCTACGTTCCATGAGGGTCGCCTATATTTCGGTGGATCTAAGTCGAGGCCCAATACCATTTGGGGTTCAAAGGTCATAGACTACTTTGACTTTGGTATTGGTACTGGTCTTGATGATGAATCCGTTGAGGCAACAATCAACACAAATCAACTCAATTCGATTGTAAATTTGTTTGCGGGTAACGATCTGCGGATCTTTACTACTGGTGCTGAGTTCGTTGTTTTGCAGACCGGCGATAATCCTATCACTCCAGCGTCTTTCTTTGTACGCCCACAAACCAGACTTGGATCAAAAGCTGGACTTCCGATTGAGGATCTTAATGGTGCGTCTCTATTCATCCAGCGCCAGGGTAAATCAATCAATGCGTTCCAGTTTGGCGATACGACAGCATCTTATCAGGTCCAGAACATATCAGCTCTCAGCTCTCACTTGCTAAAAGATCCCATCGACATGGCCGCGCGTAGGGCTGCATCTACAGATGAGTCAGATCGTCTGTTCATTGTGAATGGCACTGATGGATCAATGGCTGTTTACTCGATCCTGGTCGGTCAGAATGTTATTGCTCCAAGCCGGTTCACTACTGATGGCGACTTCATTGCTGTCGGCGTGGAGGTTGCTGACGTTTATGTGATCGTCAAGCGCACGATAGATGGCTCTGATAATTATATGCTGGAGAAATTCAGCCCAGACTTTTCCCTGGATAGCGCTAAGAGCGGCGGAGCGGCCTCCTCAGTAAACATGGAGCAGCTAGAGGGTGAGACTGTAGCAATCATTCGTGATGGCATCATAGAGCCTTCTCAGGTCGTACCGGCATCACCCTACACAATTACTTTTGCATCGCCAGCAACAACCAGCTATCAGGTGGGCCTGGACTATACTGTAACAGCTAAAACCATGCCAGCCGAGCCGGTTCTATCCTCTGGCTCTGTGCAAGAGTTTAAGAAGCGCATCGCTCAAGTTGATGCAATCGTAAATAATACTCAAGATATGACGGTGAACGGCAAGCAAGTTCCATTTAGAAACTTTGGTGTAGATGTGCTAGATTCGGCAGTAGAGCCATTCACGGGCGTTAAGACTGTGCATGGTATTCTTGGGTATAGTGGCACAGGGCAGATAACGATAAGCCAATCTGTGCCGTTAGCAATGACCGTCCTTGGTCTTGAATATCGTTTAAGTGTGGGGAATTGATATGACTGCTTTAGCGGCATTAGCATCATCGGCGGCAACGGCGGCAACAAGTTTAGCGGCCAGCGGTGGCTTTCAACTTGCTATGGCAGGGGCTTCCGCTCTGGGCCAAATTTCTGCTGGCGCTGCTCAAAAACGTCAATACCAGATGCAAGCTGAACAGGCCGAGCTTCGCGGTAGGTCAGAGGCCATTGCCTATAAGCAAAAAGGCGCAGATGCTTTACGCAATCTAAACCAAACGCTGGCTGCAATTATATCCCGCTCTGCTGCGGGTGGCGTTGATCCGACATCTGGATCTGCTGCAACACTTCAGCAATATGCAATGGGCGAAGGTGTAAGAGAGTTTAACATTGCTGCTGACAATGCAGTTATGGCTTTGGGTCAAGCAAGCACTCAAGCTGGTATTTATCAGCAAGCCGGTAAAGCCGCACAATTAAGTTCATATGTATCTGCCGCCGGTACTCTCGGCCAAGGTGCATATCGGTACGGGCAATTAACATAGGTTAGAACATGGCAATCCTTCCAAGATATCAGCGCATCGGTCTACAGACCCGTCAACCACAACAGATGGATTTTGCCGCTACGCGCGAACAGGCAAGGTTGGGCCAGACCATTTCTCAGCAAGTTGATCGTATGTCCGACTTTGCTTTCAGGCAGGCATCCCAGGCTGCGGAAATCCGTGGTCAGGAGCGTGTGCGCGAAGAGGGTGCTTTGCCTACTCTGGGAGCGATACAGGAAGCCGGTGGTCCTACTACAATAGCGGAGCGAGCTGCGTTTGATGCTGCCAATAGAATTGCTGTCGTGGAGATAGAAAGTCTTGCAAAGCAGGATATGCAGAATCTTGTTCGTGAGGCTGACAAAAACAATATGTCAACATCTGCCTTTCAGCAATCAATGGCTGATATCCAAGATGGCTATGCCGCTTCACTGGATGTTGTAGATCCGGTTGCCGCTGGTGTTTTGTCTGCGAGGCTTCAAGATAGTTCTATGACCTATCAGGGTCGGTATTCTGATATTGTTTTCAAAAAAGCTGAAGCAGCCGCAGCGGAGCGGGTAACTCAGATTGTATCCATTGGATCTCAAGAGATATTGGATAGCGCAACACAGCCTGGTGCTACACGGGAAAGCATCGAGGCCGCTGGCGCGAAGTTATTGGCAGATCAGTTAGAGCTTGGTGTTAAAGAAAAGAACGCAAGAAAAGTTGTTGACCAAACGCTAAAGCAAGCAGTTCGTCAGAACCGTTTGTATCTTTATGACAATGCTGCGGATATTACCACAAAGCGCGTTCTTCTTGAGGAATATGAGAGTAATCCTCTTCCTGGTTATACATATGAGCAAAACCGTTCGTTCAATAATCAGCTAAAAAATAATCTAAATAGCCAAATAAACAGGGCGCAACAAACTGCCGTAAGTGATCTGACCGAGGCGGCAGAGGCTATGGCTCTGACCGGAACACCTCCGGCTGGCTTTGAATTTAACGAAGAAAGCATCCGAGAAATATTCAGTCCAGAGCAAGCTGATGAATATATCCAATCTTGGAATGACGCATCTGAGGACGCACTAAATAGGGGCGCTCTTGCTTACATGGATGCCGATCAGATAGATTCTATATCTATTGACTTGCAGGCAGATGTTCGTGCAGCAGAGGAAAGTGGTGATGCGGGTGATATCATTAAGGCCAGTCAAAGGGAGGCTGCTTGGATTGAATCTGTTTCAAAAAGAAATGATGCAATCGTAAAAGACGCAGCTTTGTTCGTGGTTAGCACAAATGACCCCGCTGCTGGAATGGTTGATAACATTGCAGATCAGTTCTCCAGTGGGCGAATTGAGCAAGCATCTGAAGGTTTATTGATGCTGCGCGATATTATGACATCTCAGTTTGATGATCTCGGAGTTCCGTCTAACTTGCGCAATGTCATGCCAAAGCAAATGGCCGCTCAGGTTGCAAGCATTGTTCAATCCATTCCATCCGATGTTGCGGCTCCGACTTTCCAGGCAATAACTCAGAGCCTTGGTAACTACTCGCCTCAATTCATCGAGGAACTTAGAGCGCAGGGTTTACGTCCTGAGTATGTGCAGGCCATGTACGTTTCCAATCCTGCGGTTCAAAAAGAGCTAGTGGATATATCTGCAATGGAGGTTCCCAATATTTTAGAGGGGCTTCCAAATACAACAAAGAATGATGTTATATCTGAAATGAATGATGTTTTGTCAGATTACAGGCAGGCATATTTGGCTGGTGGCGGCAATGTTGCCAATAATATATTCAATCAGCAGATTAACACTGCCCAGAAACTTGCCTTCACGCGACTTAAAAATGGTAGTGCGGATAGCCCAGCTCAGGCTGTTGAAACTGCAATCAATGATTTGATTCCAGAATATCAACAGGCAGTCATTGAAAGAAACGGGGTTTATGTTGTTCCGATGAATTTTGATGCACAGACCGTAAGGTATAATGTATCTTTGCTGATGTCTGAAAGCGCTCTGGGTCAGCTCAATATAAAACCGCTGGAATCAGATCTTGTGCCTGATTTTGTAGACGAGGCTGTTGCACTGGCTTCTCTGTCATCAACTGGTAAATTCCTCAACAACAGCACTGGTGATGGTTTGAGCCTGCACTAT